TATTGAACCGTTACCTGTGGTAGTAACAAAAGCTAGTTTTGCTTGTGTGTCGGTGCTTGTTATACGCAAGTGGTCAGAAACAGAACCGTTACCTGAACCAGATACTTCCAAGTGACAAGCAGGACTAGTCGTACCAATTCCAAGATTATGTCCTGTATTAATATAGTTATCGCCAGTAGTTCTTAGCCTTACTTTTGCTGTTCCTGATTGTGATAATCTAAATTCAGGTGAAGATGCATCTACGTGTAAAGTAGCTGATGGGGTTGTCCCAATTCCCACGTTTCCTGAAGAATCTAAGAAAGTTACTTTGGCTGTTGTGCCTTGTGAATCAAAAAACCCTAAATCACCACTTGAATTAACACCTATTTGCCAACTTTCGTCAGTACCAGCACCTGCTGTACCATCTTCGATAATAGTAATAGCATGACCAGACGAATCAGTCCTAACTCCCAAATTACCTGCTGTAGTGACAGTAGAATGATTGCCAATGGTTAAAAGCTGTTGAGGACTAGTCGTTGCAATTCCAACTTTGCCCAAATTATCTATAACCATAGTTTCAGTTCCAGCAGGAGCAAAAGTTAGTCTTTGCCCTCTTGAACCTATATATGCTCCACTTGCAGCACTATTAGCGAATTCTATATAACTTATTGCTGAACCTGTATTTTCAAATTTTGAAACTATTGCATCACCAAAAGAACCAGCAACATGTAAACTCTCACTTGGACTAGTTGTTCCAATTCCAAGTGATTCAGCACTAGCATCCCAAAATAACTTGGCTGTAGTTCCAGTATCTTCGTAAAAAGAGATGTCTCCAGTTGAGTGGTCTATATTTAGCCGTTGTTTTGAATTTATTCCTGCATCAGTTCTCGTGTAAATGGTGAAATCACCCGCAGTAGACGCAAGAAAAGTATTTAGGTCTGTTGTATCAGACTCCATAAGCGAGATAGATGGAGAAATATCAGATACCAAAATATCACCATCAACAGTCAAACCACCAACATTAGCTGTTCCTGAAAAATATGCATCTTTGAATTTATAACTATTCAAACCTAAGTCTGTTGTATTATTTGAAATTGTGCCAGTATTGTTTGTAGGTGCTATATAGCCATTACCAAACCTTAAACCTGCATGTCCTGAAGTTGTTGTATAAATAGTTAAATCAGCATCTACAGTACCAATACTTCCAACTGTTGAGTTGTCTTTTCTAAAATCTAAAATAGTTCCATCGCTAGTTTTACGATTTATAATACCAACTGTAGCACCATCTCTAGTGACAGCTAAAAGACCATCATTTCTTGCTTCAATACCAGCATTAGCAGTAGCTGTAGAAGTCTTACCCACCAACAAGTTTCCTGAACTATCAAACCTTCCAACCTCTGTTGTACCCTGTCCAAAAGCAAGAGGTTCACCAGAAAATGTTCTAAGTGTCCATGTTGGGTTAGTTGCTGATAAATCAGAGCATTTTATATTCAAAGCACCTGTTGCTGATTTAAATGTAGCTACATCAATTCCTGAACCAGTTGCACCACCATAAACATGAAGTTTTGAAGTTGGCGAATCAGTCCCAATTCCAACATTGCCATCCTTAGTAATTCTTAACCTTTCACTTCCGCCATCGCTATTGAAAGTTAAGTCCATATCATCAGTACCATTGGCAATACCTCTAATACTAAAATCAGTATTTGTATTACCTACTCTTGACCTAAACAACATACCTATTTGAGAACCAACAGTTGTATTATTGTTGTCTATTTGTATAGCGTAATTCTCACCTGATGCCGAGTCGCTTCTGACGTGTAATGGATTTTGTGGTGAAGTTTCTCCAATTCCAACGTTGCCGTCTTCATCAATGGTCATTTTCCTAGTAGGTGCATTACTATTAACACCATTTTTAGTAGTAAAAAAAGCTAATTCATTACTACCGCCACCACTTGATGATCTTATACCTTCAACACTTGCATAAAATAGACTTGTATCAGTATTACTTGCAGAAGTATCAAATCTAATAGCACCACCACCACCATTAGTATTAGTGCCTGACATAGCCATATAAATGATATTAGTAGGAGATGAACCCATAGCAACACTAGTGTTTATAGTTCCTATGTTTGTGAGGTTTCTGTTTAAATCTATTATAGGTGTTGTGCCTACTTCAAAATCTGTATTAGTTATTCTAAATCTTGTATTGCCACTTATAGCAAAATTAATTCTAGTAGTTCCATCTAATGTAAGCGGATAACCTGAATCTATATGAAATCCAGTTGTTGCTCTTGTATCATATGGTATTTTTAATGCTACATAATTAGTGCTATCTGTATTAAATGTCCAATTAATTGCACCTGTAGTTCCTGTGATACCTGATTTAATATTTATTTCTGCGTTAGAAGAATCAAGTAAAAGGTTTCCTGTACTTGTTATCGCACCACTATTGATATTGCCTGAAAGGTGAAGGTCTTGATAACGCTTAGATGATGAACCTATGTCATAACTAGCATCTGTTGCTGGTCTAATAAACCCATCATTAATAATACTACCACCTGCTGTTAAGGTGACTGCTGATGTTTGTTGTGCAGTAGTTCCACCTACAATAAGATTACCTGAGGTATCAATTCTCATAGATTCATTTACAACAGTTCCGTTATATCTTTGAAATGCTATCTGTCCATGTGATGTATTGTTCCTTGATGTAATTTTTGCAATACCATTATCAGACTGAAATGCAGCAAACTGATTTGTCCCATCTGCATCGTAAAGACGAACTTGGCTATCTGATGCACTAATTGTTAAAGCTTTATCAGGCGAACTTGTACCAATTCCAACGTTTCCTGATGAGTGGTTTATTGCTAATCTTGGCGTATTAGAAGATTCTGCATCGTTTTCAGTAGATATAAAAAAGAATCCCCCACCATGTGCAAGACGAGTGTTTAAGTCTGTTGTATCAGTTTCAGTAAATCTTAATATTGGTGTTGTTCCTGAAAACTTACCATTACCATCAACAGTCAAACCATCACTTACGACTGTACCAGTCACATCTATCCCTGATGATGTCGTGGCTATTTTAGTAGAGCCTTGTCTTTTTAGTGTTAGCTCTCCGCTACCAGTATCAATTACACCACCTGTACCATCTGTAGTTAATCTTAGATCGTAGTCATCTGTATTTGGTCTTTTAAGATCAATGTAAGCACCTGAAACACCGCCTACCTCTATAGTTCCATATCCTGAAGAATTGACAGTTATCGCCTGACTTGTGACAGTATTGCTTGATGTTATATTACCAGTCACACTTACTGGGTGTGAGAAATTAAAAGTATCGTTTGCAGTAGTCCAAAGAATAGTTGCATCTGTTGTAGAGTTGACAGCATCTTGAATAGTAATACCAGCACCATCAGCATTAGCTGAAGTATCACCAGTTCCATAGTTAAGAGTTATGTTTTTATCTTTAACATCAAGATTAGTAGTATCTATTGTTGTGGTTGTGCCTTGTACTGTTAGATTACCTGTTATGACTTGATCGCCAGTCAAAGTTAAAGTAGAACCATCAAAAGTTAAATTAGCTTCACCATTAATAGAATTACTACCACTTGCTGTTAGAACTCTATTGTCAACCATATTAGTGACAGAATTAACCGCACCAACACCAACTTGGCTACCATTCCAATGTAATACACCACTTACATTGTATAGTTTATCTGTAGTAGTGCTTGGTGCTGTAGCTTGTTCTATTTCAATATAATCTTCTGCTATAAGTATTGGTGTTGTTGTAGTGCCATATAAAACACTAGAAGGAAACCCAATCCCATCAGCAGAACCGAAAGTAAATTTAGCAATATTACCTGATGCACTAGAATTACCATCACTTGCTCTACCTTTTATATAAAAAATAGACTTAGCATCTGTAGCATGTTCACCTTGTGTATAATCTGCTACTAGATGTATAAAATCATGCGAGTAATCTCCACCGACATCATCACCAAATGCTAATTTAACTGTACCTAATGCATTGTCTTGATCTTTAAATTGTATAAGTGTATTAGCACCACCTTCTATTTTTAAATTAACATCATCATCACCAGCAGTACCTAAAGCCCAATAATTATCACCATTACTGTTCCAAATAAATCTATCTTCTAAATCTAATCTACCATTAATTTGAAACCAATTGCCTGATTGTCCAGTCACAGTTCCATAATCAATAATATTAGAAAGTGTTTCACTACCTATTTCTACCTCAGTAGTTTTAACTGGGTCATCAGCAATAGTAAATGTTTTTGTGACTGGCTCTGATTCAACACCTAAAGTATTAAATGAAGTAATACTAGCCTCATAGTCTGATGCTTTAGGTAAGAAAGATAAATCTACAGAAGGTGTATCTACTATCTTACTAAATACATTATTATCTGAACTGTCTACTACATCTACTCTAAATTCTTTTACATCAAAATCATCAGGCTCAGTCCATGTAAGTGTTGGTCTGTTAATAGCTGATGCATCTGTATCTGTAAAAACTATTGATGATGCTTCAGGTGGATGTATTGCACCTTTACTTGGTAGTTTTTGTAATTTTTTAACTTCTTCTTGTGCAGGAACTTCCCATGTATAAACATCGAAGTATTCAATTAAAGATACATTTACTAACCCATCTGATTGCAGCTCTAATGATTCTACTCTACAAATCTTTCCACTTAAACCTAAACCTGCATATGTTAAATCAACTATATCTCCTACGTTTAATTTATACATCTCAGGAGTACCTAAGAACTGCATAGTCATTTGGTTTCTGCTTCTAGTTAAAATAGCTTTACCCATGTTGTAAGCTATATAAGCATCAGTAATTAATGGAAATTGTGCTTTTATTTCTAATATCTCGCCATCATCTGAATAATATTCAGGACTAGCATCATGTAAAACTGTAGCTGTATCTAATTCATAACCTGTTTGTGAATTAAAAAACTCTATGATAACTTTATTTGCTTTTTTATCTTTATCACCATAATCAATAGATATACCTGTATCACTAATAATATGATCGTCTGTTATGCTAAAAGTTGATGTTCCAGTATCTTCTATTTGTAATTCATACTTACCATTAATGTAAGTAAAGATACCTCGCATGTTTGTGAGAAGCTCTTTAGCATTATCCATAACAGTCTTATTGGTATTAATATAACCATTACAATGAAATCTCTTTACTTTTGCCCTTGCACTACCAGCTTCATTTGTATATGTAGAAGTTAAGGTTTCATTAATAAATATTTTATTAACTTGGTCATCATCATAGAATTGATGTCTTTGAACACCTGTAATTCCAGCACCAGTAAAAACATTAGTACCGCCATTATCTCTTAAATCAAAAATCTCATCAGTTTTGTTTTGATACCAGTCGTCATTATCACTAATAACAATAAAATCATCACCGCTTGTTCCTGACCAAGTGACATTTTGATATGCACCATTATAGTAAGGTTGATCTACTTCAACATCGCAAACATCTGCTGCACTTTCAAAAGTAGACATATTAATATCAGATTCAGCTAAACCTTTGCCATAAGAATCGTTGGTTATGTAATCTAAATAACAAAGTGCTGGGTTGCTTGACCATTCATAAGTAGAAGGGTCTCCAAAAGTATGACCTGATTCTCTAGGGTCATATACTTTTTTACCTTTTACTTGTACTGTAATTTGCGGTACACCTTGAAAGACACCAGTTTTACTATAATGAAAATGTGCTGCTATATAACAAATGCCATTGAGTTTATGATTGGTTGACCATTGGGTTGGTATAGATGCTCTAAGCATCGGGTCTGCTGTTTGGCTATCAGCACCATGATGTAAATTAAAAACAAACTGATATCTTTTTGTTGGGTCTGTACCTAGACCACCACCTACACCAGCATTAGTATCGCCATTTTGATCTGCTGTACATAATGAACCTGCACCTGAAGATATTTTATCACTACCTACATAACCACCCTTTTTAAATATTTTTTCATCTAAAATAGAATTTCCGCCTATCTCTATTGTCTTGCCTAGTATTTCTTCACATTCGCCAACTGCTAAAGCATAGACAACATATAAATCTCTATTTTTTCTTCCGACAGTATCCATAAAAACAATCTGAGACCCAACTCTTCTTGTTCCATAGATAACTGGGATTTTGCCACCAGCAGCAGTTTTATTAGCCATGATAGATTGATGTTCACTCATCATGTCTCGCATCTGCATGAAGCCTTTTACACCAGCAGTCCAAAAAGCAATAGTTCCAATAAATTTTAATGCTTTAAATACTTTTGTTGCTTTAACAGCAGCACTAAACCATTTTATTTTTCCTAATAAACCTAAACCTAAACCTGCCATCTAACCACCCCACCTAACATCTTCACGATTTTGTGATGCATATTCTAGACCCTCATCATTTGGAAAAGCTAATTGTTGTGATTCATCTGTAAAATGTCTACCTTTTGTTAAATTCCAATTAGCCCAATGTGACGCAACTTTTAAAGATAAAGTTGTATCATCAATATCCTCTTTAATAATTACATTCCTTATATTTCCAGTAAAATAATTTACTGCACCTACAATGGATTCATTAGCATCAAAATATGCAATATATATTTCAACTTTTTTATCTGTAAATTCTCCGTTTTCAACTAATGATCTAACTTGATCTGTAATATTAGAAAACATTATGTTTAATTCATTTACTTCTAATTGACCAGTTTCAGTTGTTGAATCAACCTGCAAGAAAGAACCACCAGCTTCGTATGATTCTGAATTGTAAGTGACGTCTCTATAATAATCAGTAAGTCTAATAACTGTGGATAAATTTAATTCTACTAAAAAAGCAATTTTGGTTTGTTGTGCGGAGACTTGTGTTTGTAATCCTGCGGATAAACTTCTAGGCATTATGTAATAACCTCTCTAACATCAAATGAAATGCTGTAAAAACCACTAGCATCTGTTGAATACATAATTTCATCATTTTCAAGATATACAGTAAAACTTGGTTTATTTACAGTCACAGCTTCATTATCTGCTAGAGCAGCTACTAAATTAGGAGATATGGTGACTGTTGCAGCACCACCGACAGCATTGACATTTGACTCAACCATGTAAACTTTTGAATGACCAGCAAACTTAATTAAGTCACCAGCTTTTAAAGCACCAGTTGTTTGTGAGAATCCATCCATAGCTATAGTATTATCACTAACTGCATGAACTCCATTAACCAAAATATCGGTCTCGCCTTTACTAGCACCTAAATTATCTAATGGTGCAGCTATAGTAAAGTTTTCAAAACCGCCTTTTTGTTTTTGTAGAAAAGCAAATATCTCTTGTGCTTTTTCTTGTTGTAATGGTGGCATTTGTACAGTAAAAGAAAAGTATTGTGAGCCAATTTGTCTTGCTGATTTTTTGCCTGATAATGTTTGATTTAACAATATAGGTCTATTGTCTTTGAATTGTAATGCCCTAAAATTTGGGTCTGTTGGAAAAGCACCTGACATTATATTATTCCCATTTTGCCTTGATTATTCATGGCGTTATTTATTATTTGTGTTATTAATCCTTTTCTTGATGCAAGTAATTGATCGAATCCTGCTGCATCTACTGTTGATATATTAAAGTTAACTGTAGCACCCATGCCTTGACCTTTTGTATGATCTATAACAGTTTCATTTGGATGTAGTATTGCTGGGAAACCACCTTTTCCATCTATACCACCTGCTCTTGCACCCATTCCTGTATAGCCACCACCATCCATGCTCATAATATTATCTGCTGCATTAAAAAAATTGTTGTAATAATTTTTTAAATTTTCTCCACCGATAAAATCTCTAAATGGATTTACTAATTTAGATATAATTAATTGCTGTATAGCTACTCTTATTAATTGCTCTACTACTGAAGCAGCAAAGTCTTTAAAAGCAAGTTTTCCAGTTTTTAAGCCTTCCACAATAGAATCTTCAAACTTTTTCATTGAGCTTACTGCTATTGCATCTAGTTGTTTTTTTGTATCTGTAAGACCATTAACAAAAGTTTCTAAAGGGCTGAGATTGTCAGTTAAGCCTGAATTAAGTGACTCAAAAAATTCATCAAAGACTGAGCCACCATCTTTGACTGCTTGTATTAATTCTTCTATGTAAAGCAAAGCTGGACTTTTTGCTATATCAGTTCCATTTATTTCAGAATTCATTTCAAGAAGAACATCTCTTACTCTTACCATTTCCTCATATATATCTCTTGCTCTTTGTGGGAAATTTTCAGGTAGTATTGCACCACCTAAATCTTGTTGTTGGAATAACTCAAAAAGAGCTGAGTAGTATCTTCTTAATTTTTCAAATTCGACTCTTGCTTTTTCTTCTTCAGTAAAAATATCACCAAATATCTGTTTACCTATTTTTGACTGTGCAAATTCATTAAATTTTAACTGAACTGTATCAACAAAATTATCTATTGCTATAATTGCAGTTTTTATAGCTGTTAAAACTGATATTGCTATGGTTTTACCCATAGCTTCAAAGGCATTACCTGCATTTTCTGTAGGTGTTATTAATACACCAATATCTTCTGCAATTTTCTGTAATGCTGGTACAAAAGCTGCTGTAATATTATTTGTTATTGCTTTTATTTGTAGTTGAATTACTGAAACAGTATCGTTAAACTTTTCAACATTTTTTATAGTGTTTCTATCTAAAATAATACCAAGTCTATTAGCTCTATCAATAAAATCGTCTAAACCTTCAGCACCATTCCTAAATATTTCACTAAATTGAATACCTGCTCTACCAAATAAATTAGCTAAAGCAGTAGCTCTTTCTGCTTCAGAACCTAGTTGTCCAAGACCATCAGCAACATCAAATAATATTTCTTCATAAGTTCTAAGGCTTCCATCTTGATTTTTAATTTCTACGCCTAAATCCCTAAATATATCAGCTTGTGTTTTTAGACCTCTACCAGCATCACCTATCGATCTTGCAAATTTTTCAAGACCTTTTTGAGTTTGTTCAACAGTAGTTCCTGATTCAATAGCAGCTAATTGAAATGCTTGTAAAGTATCAGTAGCAATACCTGTTCTTGATGCTGTCTTACCTAAAGTATCAATGTAATCAAAAGATTTTTTTGTAAATAAAGCCAAACCAACAGCAGCACCAGTAGCAGCTAAGCCAACACCTGCTATACCTTTTGCTGCACCAGCAGCAACTCCACCCACACCTTTAAGTCCTTTTGTGACCTTATCAAAAGCCTTTTTAGTTTTGTCTACTGCGGTTAATTCAAACTTTACTTTTTTACTTGCCATTATTTCTCTTTTCTTCCGCTAACTCTAAGTAAGCTATCCATCCTTGATATTCTTGGATACTAATTTGTTGCAACTCTTGTAAAGTTTTTCCTAATTTTTCTGCTAATGCGTATTGCAGATATAAATTAGTATCCTCTATTAGTTTTTTTTGACGTCCTCAATAGGTTCTTGACCCATAATTTTTTGAGCTACATCAACCAATATCTCTCTATCTACTTGATTTAATAATGCATTTTTATCGCTTAAATCAAACAGCTTGTCTCCATTTTCATCAAGTGCCTTATAAATCAATACATAAGCCATCATTGTTAGATCATCTTCTTTACTCATTTTGTAAAGTTTAGAAGTTTCAGCTAACGTTAATGGCTTACTGTATATTTTTAAAGGTTTATCTTCATCACCCCATTCAGGCACTTCGATTACTCTTACATCTTGCTCTGCAAAATGTTTTTTAGCGTTATCTATTGCTGACATGATCTTACGCTGTTGCTGGGTCTAATGTACCAGTACCTTGTACTGAAATACTAGCTTCAACCAAACCATCAAATGATGCACTTCTTGATACGCCAGTCACAATAGCTGTTCCTGTATAGTAAGTATCTCCAGTATCATTACCCTCAGGATAAACATTTAATGTTATCTCTGAGCCAATAGTTAAAGCACCCTGACCATTAGTATCAGTCTCATCCCAAAATACATCTACACTTCCTGAAAAAGAAGTCAATGATGATTTGAAAGTTCTAGCAGAATCACCCATTGAAGTATCTTCTAAAGTATCAGCAGTTTCTTCAATAGAATATGATCTGATTTCAGCTATAGCATTAGCACCAACATGCACAGTACCTTCGCTTCCTTTATGTGTTGCCATTTTCTTTTACCTCGTCTTTCGACTTTTTCTTAGAAGAAGATTTAACTTTATCATTTGATGGGACTGCTTCTTCTTTCCAACCCTTTTTCTTTAACCACTCAACCTTTGAGGGATGAGCTATTATAGAACTTTTACCATTTGGACTAATTAATTTCATAATTATCTCCTATTATACTGCTATATCAGGATTTGTTTCCTGAACATAGTAGTTAGTTAAGAAGGTAAGAGTCACATATCCTACTGGTTGCTCACCTTCGCCTGTATATTCTATATCTGTTGATTCTATATAAGTGTCTTTTGCTAGTCCACCTAAAGTTCTATCAGCAGCTATAGCTTCTTCTATTTCTTTACTTATTGTATCAATAGTATCATCAAAGTTGCTAGTAGCTTTGCAATATCCTTCTACTACTACTGATAATTCTCTACTCATTAGTCTATCTGTGCCTATAACTATAGGCTCTGATGTTTCAGATTTAGTATATATAACTAATGAGGGTAAGGTATTTTCTTGTAATGTATAAACTCTTGATTCATATACATTACTACCTGTTGTTGTTAAACCTGTAAGAGTAGTTCCAAAATACTCTCTGATTTGTTGTCTTACATGATTAGCCATTATTGAACCTCTAATAGTAATGAAGTCATGCCTAAATTATCATGCTCAAAGTTAATAACTTTGTAATTTGTAGCTGCTTTAATTGTAGTGCCATCTAAATTAGTTATTGCTGGTGCAGCTATAGTATCTCCAAATGCAATACTAGGAATATCTGTGGTCTTGACATGAGCTACTGGTTGAAAACCCTGTATAGGTAATCCACCAGTATCTATGTCTACATATTCTTGATTTAAAATAGCTTTAATTGTAGTTGCAGAGCCACCTGTAGGTGTATAAGTTAAATTGATACCATGTCCATAATCAGCATCTAAATAACCATCAAAGTCTCTGTCAAACTCCATTGCCATTATTTTTTAGCTCTTTTCTTTGTAGGTTTAGTATCAGATTTTTCTAATCCAACACTTCTATCTACTTTCTTTGCTTTTGGTTTTTCTACATGTGGTGTAGCTTTACCATAAGCACATAATTCGTGACCAATATCTTCAGGTAATTCAACAACATCACCAGCATGAACTCTTTGTCCTTTAGCTACTGTATCACTTGTAATTAAAAATTTTTTCATATTTAAGTTGGGGGTATTACTACCCCCATTCCATTTCATCATTAGTTATTAACCATCGTTTGAAACACAGAAGCTAGTAGCATGTCTAACAGCAGTATCTACTGTTTGTAAAGCTACGATTCTGATTCCACCTGAAGTTGATAACGCATATGGATCAACAGTAATGTCTAATCCACCATACATACCGATTAATAAATCAGCAAAATTACCAAAATAGAAATCACCTGAAGTCACTTGATTAGATCTAACCACGTTGTATCCATTGATTTTACCATCAGGCTCAACTACGAATTGAGCAGTATTTGTTGCTTTTTCAGTAGTTTTAAGTGTGCCATAGTCAGCAGGTCTACAAATATAACCTAAAGAACCAATTAAAGCATTGTCGTTAGCAACAGCACTTTCCATAGCAACAACTTCTGCAAAGGTTGGGTTAGCAGCAGCAAATGTTGTTGTGTTGACTCCTGAAGTATTTTTAATACCTGTAGGTTGACCACTTGAACCTGAACCAGCTAATGCACCTAAGTCAATAGCTAAAGCTAATGCTTGTGTTAAGTCATCTCTGATTAAGTTCTCTACATCTAATGATGATTGTTGTAATAACAATCTTGTAGCATCTGTAAATGCACCTATTACTTTAGGTGACATTGTGACTGAACCTGAAGTGAATTCTGATTCAGAAGCAGCATTACCTTCTGTAGCAATCCAACCACCGCTTGAAGCAGCAGTTTTCTTAGGAATTACAACATTACCTTGTAATCCTCTTAGCATTGTTGCACCAGCAGCCATTACTGATGAGCTATTTCTAAGAACATCAATGAAATCTCCGCCCTTGTAGTCTTCAGCAATAAGTGTTGAGTCATCAGAAGAGTTAATATCTCTTTTCCAATTTCTTAACACTTCAGCAGGTAGCATAACGCCTTGTGCAGTTTTACCATATTCTCTAGCAGCAGCTTCTGAACATTCAAATTCAAATTCTGCATCTGCTTGAGCTTTTCTATCAGCAGGATTAGCTAAAGCTCTAATAGCTTTTACTAGGCTGAATCTTTTTACTTCTTCTTTAGTCATGCCGATTTCAGAAGGAGTCTCTAAAGGTTCGTTATTAGAAATATTTTCTAGTAATACACCTCTAAATTCTTCAACTGAGATACCATCAGCAATCGCTTTATCAGCTAAATCTCTTTTGTTGTGTCTAACTGCTAAGTCAATAATCTCTTTTGAGTTTCTTTTGAACTCAGCTTTAGCTTCTTCAACAGATTGAGCTTTAACTTCATCGATATTAATTTTATCGTTTTCCATTGTTTTTACCTCAATTTTATTATGTTGTTTATCTTTAGAACGACCAACCCCGACTAGTCTGCTCTGATCTGCTGGAATTGAAACCGAGCTGATTTCTAGCGGAGACCATTGAGCCTTATAATAGACTTTATCTTCATTACTCATTCTGTTTAGTTTATCAATTCTGTATCCGACAGAAATATTCATTCTAATTCCATCTTTTACATCTTCAAAAACTTCACGAGCTAAAGCAGATTTTCCAAATCTAACTACAGCAGTTGTCCTTTTTGCTGTCTCATCAAGTTTAAATTCTTCTACCACACCAATTTGTTTTTCCATGTCATGGTCTAACAATAATGGTGCTCTACCTGACCCTATAAACTCCATGTTTATATCATCAGCAGAATGTCCTAGCACTTCCATGCCAAAACTTCTTTCAACTGGTTCTTCAGAAGAAACACCAACTCTAACTCTTCTATTTTCCTCATCAATAAATTCAGATTTAGAAAGATCAATAGTTCTATACCTCATTGGCATATCAATTACTTTTCTTTCTTCTTCATCATCGTGATAAGGTCTTTCAGAGTCAGTAGCTTCCATTTCTACTGCTTCACCTTCTTCTTCAACATCCTCATGCTTCTCAAATTCAATAATAACAGTATTATCAGTTTCAGAAACGTTGAGGATATGTCTATCTTCTTTATTTTCCATAGATTTCTCCTCTTTATTCTTTGTGGATAAAGGATGTCCTTCAGGTAGCAAATCTGTATCATGTTTACCGCTTCGGAATTTTCCATTTCTTAAAGCAAATAAGAAACTATTAATTCTTGCTGCAGCCCATTGTTCAGGACTACTAACTGATGGTCTGACTGAAGCTGGATTGGTTTTATATGCACCAATCCCTCTTTCATAAACTTTTGATAATGTAGATACATTGGTTCTTTTGCTTTGCACATCACCAACTTCTTCATTATGTTCTTCAACTTTGTTTTTAATCATTTCAAGAGCTTTCCCTGATACTGCTCTTTCTTCTTCTTTCTTCATTTGTTCGACTAATCTTTTTGACCAAGAAAAACCTGCATCTCCACCCCATAAAGCCCATGCAATTCTTCCGTTTGAAGGGTAGCCATCTTCACCAGCATTAAAACCTTCTGCTTCTTTATCTACTTCATGTCTTGAAAAAAAGCTGTACATTCTTTTTACAGTATCATCTGATAGATTTTCACCAGCTACTATTTGTCTTGCTCTAACAGCACCAACTCTAGTGCCACCTCTACCAAACTCCTCTCGCCAGTCTAAGCCTTTTTGAGCTTCGACTTTCATTCCTTCATTAGGTCTAGGCATCTTCGTTATCATCTCCACCAGTAATATTAGCTTCTACTGGTAATTTAGTTCCAAATGGTTGATATGCTAATTCAATACCATATTGTTTAGCTAGTTCTACTTCTTTTTGATGTTGCTCAAATAGTTCCTCTGTATCTCTACCATAAGCTGCACTAATATCTGAATAGGTAATAGTTCCATTTTGTAATCCTAAAACATTTGATTGCATTTCTTTTAATGGGTCAATCCAAGCAAAACTTCTTGGTATGTAGTTGATTGCATTCGCAAACTTATCAAATTTACTTATAGGCAAATTTATATATCCTGTAGAAATAGCCATTTCTAACCAAGACTTAAATACTGGATTGATAAAATGATCTATTACAAACTGCTGATAAAGTTGATACATACTTCTATCTTCCAATGCACCTTGTCTGATTGAGGAATAATTAACTGAGGTTAAATCGTTAGAAAGTGAATGATATGAGATATTTAATCCTGAAGCTATGCTTCTTAATACACTTGTTGTAAATGAATCAAAAGCAGATGTTGGATGTGTTGGGTCAAATGCTTTAAAGTCCATACCTTGTGGTAATTGTTCAAATACACCAGCTTGTGCATTCATTGATGGTGAGAAAGTATCTTCATATTCACCATCTCCTACATATCCATCCCCATCAGGACTTGTAAAAAATCCCATCTTAGATGCACCAACTCTTGCAGCTACTATTTCAGCTTCAAGATAACCATTAAGCATTTTTACATTAGCCATAGCAGTAGCGACAAGAGAAACACCTCTTGTCTGCTCTGCTCTAGTAGGAATATATGCATGAATAATCTCATCGGCTGGAACTCTTATGTGTTGATTTTGACTTGCGTATGTTCTGTCATATGGATGCTCTTTGTATAAGTGATATGCAACTGGCTTGTCATTTTTATCTACCTCAACACCCATTTTTATTTTGTTGCCAGTTGGTTTGTAAATATCATTTTTATTTTCGTCTAAATGATCTGCTTCTAAAAACTGTAATTGGAAACCAAATGGTGAATCGCTATTTTTTACTTTTCTTATTAATACTTCACCATCTCTAGCCAATGATTCAATAAATATCTTTTGACAATCTAGGAAAGACATTCTTTGATTGGTTGTGCAATTTCCTAATTGTGACCATTCTTTCCATGCTCTTTCTATCAATATGTTTGCACCTATATCAAGTGAGCCATCTTCATTTCTTGCTTTAGAAGATACTCTGATTCCATGTTTACCAATAACATTAGAAATCATTAAGTTTAAATATCTAGCTATATAGCTATCATTTCTAGCTAATTCTCTAGCTCTATCTCTTAATATTCTTATATTGTCTTTGATTTCTGCATCAGCAGATGTGGATGTTGTTAAGAAGTCTGCAAATAATCTACCTGTATTTGCACCAGTATAGCTTCTTGTATATGCTTTTCTTTTCTTTTGCTTTGGAGTCTCGCCACCAAATATTCTGTTATACCATGCCATTATGTGAAACTCTTGGGTGTGTATCCAGCATTTCTACCAAAGTTTACTTTGATAGTGTTTCCTGAACCTTGTTTATTTTTAATTCGTGCTAATTTAACTTCTTTTAGGTACTCTGCTTTGTATCTATCTCTAAATGTCATTAATTCATCTACTGACATTCTTGAGAGTGATCTACCACCTAAAGAAAATGAAGATTGATCTATTGTTGCTCTACCTTCTATAACAGCTTCTATAGCATCAAGAACTTTTTTTGCATGACTTCTTAAATCAGCGTTAGTGTCTGCAAGATTAGGTAATAAAGTTGTTTTGCCCTCATCTATCTGTATTCTTGCAGAATCAGAGGTTCTTGTTATGTATGCAGACCAAATATAATCGTGTGGATTATAGTTATCAGTCGTTGTTGTGGGAACTTCAATATAATAAGTATTATCAGCTTCAGTAGCGTTTATAGTGAATTGATGGCTTCCACCACCACCTGAATCACAATGAAATTCATAACTAAGAGAATATGCATTTGTAGGATAATCAGTTGCTAAATCATCCCTTTTCCAAGCCCAATAGTCTCCAACGACTAATTCGTTTGGCTCTTGGTTTGGATAGTTCTCTCTGTCAAATAAATTGCTCAAGCAAACCTCGTAAAAATAGATTAATCTACCTTTACATTATGATTCATAAGCTAAAAGTCAATTATATTTAAGCGATTATTTCCAATTTGTTGCAAAATTTCCGCGATTTATGGCAATTTTGTTAGTTTTTTTTGGTTTTTCAGGTTTATTTGTGTTTTTTTGCTCAATTCTAGCTTCAATAGTATCAAAGTTAGGGTTAAGTATATAAATAGCAGCAAAATTATATACTAAAGTATCTAATGCTTCGTTTCTTGGTCTAATTTGCTTCCAAACTAAGGATTTCTTACCTCTTACAAATTTTGTAATACGCTTTTCTGCTGTTAGTTGTTTAAAATACTCTTCATCTAAGTCCATGCAGAAATGCAATGTTGTATCTTCAGGTTCGCTAGACAATCTAGCAAAAATAGCTTCTTTTGCAGTATCAGTACCAACACCATACAAAACCGCTTTGTTTTTACCAACGAATGTAGGTCTGTTAGCTATTGGTTTACCAGCTTGTGATAAACCTTTGATTGCAAAGACTCTTCTTGCTTGTCTTGGTTTAGTAAAGTGATAAACCATATTTGTATGATGTCCACCTGAGTCAATAGTGCAACATGATATAGGTATTGGTCTTTTAGATTCTGTAAAAAATCTTTTCTTTAAGTAAGTATCTAATTCATTCCATACATTAAGTGCATTTGGGTCTCCCCAAAATATCTTGTAATCAATTACATATGCTTCATATTGTTTTGCCCATCCTACAGTTTGACACTCTATACGATCTTTCTGCACATCGCATCCAGCAGTAATAATTAAGACATCTTCAGGAATACTAGCATGATCGTAATTTAATCTTCTTTCTAATAATGATTCATATTCAACTGCATCACCCTGTTCTTCCCATGACTCACCTAATGCAGTATTAATCCAAGTTTTTAGCATTTCAGGTTGTTTTTTAGCTTCAAGAAAGTTTGTTGCCATATCTGACCATTTAGACCAAGGTGAATATAATTCTGATATATGAAATCCTGCTGTTTCTGACTTAGGTGCTGATGCAATCCATTTACCATGTTTTAACATCCATTGTTTTTTTGATTCATCTATAACTGAACCACAATGTTCACAAGCATAAGAAGCTGTTTCAGGCTTATCATCATCCCAAACAACATTCTTCCATTTTAAAACTTGGCTCTCATTACATTCAGGACAAGGAACATGATAGTAGCGTTTATCTGACTCTTCAAAAGCAGTTTCAATTCTTGATAGTCCTTTTATTGTAGGAGTAGAACACATATATATCTTTTTATTCCAAAAAGTTGTTGTTCTTTTGGTTGCTAGTGATATTGGGTCTCCTTCTGCACCTGCTGATTGTTCATATCTATCAACCTCATCAGCCAATACAATTCTTATTGGTCTTGATGCTAGTCCTGATGCTGAATTAGAGCCAACTATATTTAGATTACCACCTGCAAACTTTTTAGATAAAACTGTATTACCTGAATCACGACTTCTTGGGTCTTTAACACAATCTCTTATCTTTTCAGAATCTCTAATCATCATAGCAAGTCTATCTTTACTAAATGCCTGTGCCATTTGTAAAGTTGGTTGCATTATTAACATTGGAGCTGGGTCTTGATCTATGTAATAACCAATTACATTTAATAATATTTCAGTAGCACCAACTTGAGCAGACTTCATAAATACTATTCTTTGTATATCAGGGTCATTAAATGTATCCATGATTTCACGTTGAAATGCTGCTCTATCAGTTCTCCATTGACCAGCTTCAGCAGATGATTCAGGTGAAAGTCTCCTGTAGGTATCAGCCCAATCAGATATTTTTAATTTAGGCGGTGGTGTCCACGTCTGATTCGTCTGTTGAATCAGTTTTTCTATATTTTTGAGGTATTCCATCTTCTGCTAATTCACTTAGTGCTTCATGCACTTGTTCTTTTATTAATTCTTCTACTTCTGAATATTTATCTAAAGTTAAAACTTGGTGTGCTATCCTTGATGGTAGTCCTAATAGCTTTGCTCTAGCATTAGATACATAATCTATCCATGTATCAGCTACTAATTCTGCTGGTATTAAGCTCTTTTCTAATTCTTCTACTTCTAACTCTGCTTTTCTAGCTTGTGCAGCAGTAAGTTTGGTTTTTTCTTCTGCAATATCTCCACTACCAGTCCTTTTGTTATATCCACCTAGTTTTCTAAGGTAAGAAATGTATGCGATTCTGCAAACATCCATATTTAAAGGGCTTCTACCTTTTTTTGAAGGCAATATGCCGTCTCTAATAAGTTCTGATACTCTTTTGACCGATAAATCCAAATGGTCTGCGATATCTCTTTGTGTAGCCATACAATGCGTTATTTACCTAATTCTATTTTGACTGTCGCTAAAAAAATACTGGGGTCGCGAATAACCA